TGCTGCAACGTAGCGTTGTACCGATGGAATGCGGGCGTGACTGGAGTCTTCCCGAAAACCTCTTCGGCTTGCTTCTGCGAGATGACGCTCTTGAGAATCAACTGCAAAAGGGGTGTCCGCCATCCGCGATACTTCTCCGCGAGTGGGACACCGTGGTCGTCAAACCGCATGATAGAAAGTTCAGGTGCAAAACCAGCTTGGCACCAGCATCCTACCTCTGCGGGCAATTCTCCCCGCTGAACAACCAGCGTGATTTTACCCGGCTGTGGGTGACTTCTATACCAGCACTTCACTCCAGCCTGTTGTAATAAATTCAAAAAGACGATGTGGTGCATGATGCGGCCAATGCGGGCACCTGCGTCTGCATACTCCGCAGGGGTGACCCACTGGTATTCCTTGGCCTGTGTATCGGCTCCCTCTTTGAGGCGGGCCAATTCTTCTTTCGTTTGGTTGGACGCCTCGGCATCGCTCACGTTCTCAGCGTACTCAGCCATCGCCGCGAGTAAAGCAGGGTCGTCCCCTCCGAACTCATCGTCGTACGTCATCCACGGGGCCGCTTCGTTATTACGAGTGCCTTGGGCTTTCTTGATGTCTTCCTCGGTCATGGTGTTGACCGGGGTCGGGCGGGATTCTTCCCACCGCTCGTAATACTCTTCGTTTGTGGGCATTTCTCCTCCGAAAATGGTGTAAGGCTCCCGAGTGCCGAGCGGCTTCAACCCGCAGTCGGGGAGCCCTTGCACCGTTATTGATGCTGTATATCAGTCTGTGGTGGGGTAATTAATCCCGCTCAGTGCTGACGTTTCCCCACTGTGTTAACCCAGCGGTTCCACCTGTGTTCCCGGCTCCGGTAATCCACCATCCTCGGGACGCGTGACCTTGGCATCAAAGTCGCCGTTACAAAACTTTTTGAACAACTCGTCATTCTGCTGGGCCACATCAATCTGGTTCTTCAACGACAGATTCGCAGACCGCAACGCGGAATGAACTCTCCGCAAAATCTTATTGTTGGTTCGCACTCGCGATATTTCTTCACGCAAGCATTCGACCGATTCCAGCAAGGACGCAATTACTAAATCCTTGTCTACTGTCTCCTCCGACATGTCTCCTCCTCAAAATAGTTGCCGCCCCCGCGACTAAGCGAGAGCGGCACAGTTCCTATTCGTCTTCCCTTACGGGACGACGGTGATATCTACCTTTGCATACACCATTTCGGGTGTACCGGACTCCGTGTTATCGAAGGTCGGAAAGCAAATTTCCAACGTCCCGTGACCAACGTTCAACGCCGTGACGAGCACGTTGCCACCAGTCGCACTGGAACTCGTCAACGATGCAACGAACACATCGTTCGAATAGCCCGCGAAGTTGCTGGGCTTATACCAAGCAGGAGAACCTGCTGACGGGTTGTTCGGGTTTCGCAGGAATATGGACTGTTGAATGTCATACACCCCACCCTTGATATCCTGAATAGCAACAGTCAGGTTAACAAAAGTGTCGTATCCCACGTTGCTCTTGGAGAGAATCATGGTATACTCACGAGCCGCCACGACGGTGACAGGGGCCGAACCCGTAGCTGAGGCATCGTTGCCAGTGATGGCAACTTGTGCGGCTACGTTCAGTCCGTCAGTCGGGTTGTGCTGCGGATTTGGATTTCCACTCATCGTAATCTTCCTATCTACACGCTGCTCTATTGGCAGACGTGAAAAACTAATGGGGGCGGTTTCCCGCCCCTTGATTAGCTGATTGCAGACGCGGCGTCAATCTCGCGGATGCGAATCGTGGTATCCGGGCCGAGCGAAGTCGTGAAATGCACACGATAGCTCGTCCATCCCGGAATCAAACCTTCCGGGTCGGCAACAGTCGGCTCTGCGTTCTGCACGATGTTGCACTTAATGTTTCGCCAGTCTCCATCACCGTAGGTGGTGTCGTTCTGGGCACCCAAGTTAATCGAGAAGATACCGTCTCGACCAAAGATATAGGTGCGAAGCGCACTCAGACCAGTCACACCTTTGTAGTTGGTGGTCTTGGTCACGAGGTTGGTCTGGAAGAAGTCCACGCCGCTGGAAGGCAGAGTGATTACTTCCTCAAGGTCAACAGAAACGAGTTCGTCCATCTTCGCCTGACCCACAGGGGTGTGTTTCAGGATGTCGATGGGTGAATCATTGCTGTTGTCAGCCAACACGTCGCCGAGGGCGAACGGATGGATGACGCCAACGAAGGACTTGCTTGCTTCGTCGAACGGACGCACGGAGCGACCCGCCAGCGACTGAACGCTGTTACGAATCTGACTCAATGACAGGGCCGTGAAGGACGAGCTAGACGAAGCTGCCAACTGGACGAGCACGCTGGCGTCGATGCTGTTCGCACCGTCAGCAGTTGCACGCACCAGAGCGGACAGAGATTCGCCCAAGCGGTAAGACATTTCCTTCGCAACGTTCTCGACGGTGCTGTCAATCGCGGTTGCAAGAGACAGAGACGAGAAGTTCGCGTAGTCCGCGTACTCACCGATTGTGGCGGTGGTGGTCAGAACCGAAACGCTCAGAGACGAACCAACAGTCCCTTCCGTGGTCTGGTTGGTGTTCGCAGCCAGAGGCACGTACATGAACATTTCGTACTGGTTACCGGACTTCATGGGCAGGTCAAGACGCTCACTGCAACGCACGAAGGGGGTGTTTGCCTTCAAGTTCTCACGGAACCTTTTATCGTAATACTTTACCGTGGACTGGGGCAGGTTTGAAAGCTGGTTTCCCGAAGGAGAAAAACTCATGGTAGCTTTACCTTAGAATGACATTAACCGTTTGTCCTCTCGCGACGACGCTTCAATGCATCGGCTTCGAGTTGGTTGACGAGTTGAACAAACTGCGGTTCTGTACGAATCCGCCGCTTGTACTCTTCACTGGACATCTTGTCAATATCTGCAAGTGTCAACGAAACTCCGACCACGGGTAGTGAACCCGTTGGCGATGCGTTGGACGCATTCAACCCGGACGGTACGTGACTTTGCCGCTTTGCTTGCGGCTCCTGCGTCACCAATGCGGGTGACGTGGTAGCCGGAACCTGCGGATTCGGTTCCAGTGCCACTGGCACGACTGCCGCGACTGCGGGAATCGGCACGATGGTATCCTGATGCACAACAGGGGCTTCTTGAAGCAATCCAGCTTCTTTCAGCCTGTTTTGGGCGATTGCAAAATTTGCGACGGTTGGAGCGAGATTTCGCGTACCCAACCAACCCGTCACAAGTGTTCTGTTTTCTGGACTATCGAAGAATCCGGTAGTCTGAACAAATTCAATATAGTTCTCTACGGCGGCTGCACGAATGTTTGCGCGATTCAATTCATTCAGCATGCTAGCCACAACTGCGGGCTTTGCGCCGAATGCTGATTCGAGCAGTTCATCTCGTGAAGTTGCGAATGTCTCGGGATTCGCGATACCCTGTGAAATCCGAAACCGTTCGTCCGCACTCAAATCGCGGGGTTTAAATTCCACGACGTTCTGAAATTTCTCTGCGTCATCGACGCGGTCTTCCGAATGGCCGAGAGCCTTCTCTCGACGTTCCTTACGCAACTGGCGAAGAAGCAACGTCGAATTGTTTGCTAACTTCTCGGCTAACTCGTCCGGCGTGCGATAGACAACAACTTGAATTCCGCCCATCGGTCTGCCTTGCTCATCGGTCGGCTGGTATTCGTACCGCTTCTCTTCTGAGACGGGCGGCACTACGGGAACCACTACGGGTTCGACCGCTACTGGCGGCACGGGCGGCACTACTGGGGCTAACGCTGTCGTCGGGGCCGCGACTGTTGGAACTCCGGGCATCGAAGGGTCTTGCTCTTCAATCGGTTGGGCCACGGCAACAATTGGTTCAGGCTGGCCGGGGATAATTTCCCCACGAGCCGATGCTTCTGCACGTTCTAATCTTGAGCGAACACTCATAAATCCTCCATTTATTTTTTATCGAGCGATTACTTCGTCTGCCGGGTGGGCGATAAACTCGTCCTGATACGGCGGCTGTTCTGGATTCGCAGGAGTCCCGATGGCTTGGGCGTTGTAATTGTACTCCTGTAAAATTTGCTGGAGCCTTTGGATGAACCCAATGTAGAACATCCCGGCACCCTTCGCTATCGCGTGATTAGACAGAATCTCTTGCGCGTTGGCGGTCTCTGTATTGATGAGGCGGATGTTGAGCAATTTGACTTCCTGCTCCATCATCCTTTGAATGATGTCAAACCATTCTTGTTTTACGACCGAGGCGAGAATCGCAGTCTGTCGTTCATCAAGATTGAAGGTTAAATCTAAACCCTTCACATCATCATTTATTTTAAGCAATTTCTCCTCCCGAGATACTGCTTGAATTTAATGTCCAAGCCCTTCTGCATCATCTTCTCGAATTTCCCGAGTAACATGTTGCAGGTATTACACAACCACCCTCGAAACTCTCCCGTGGCATGGTCATGGTCATAGTACAGTTTCTTTAATTCTTCACAAACTTCGCAAAGACCTACTTTGGTTTCCCCTGTTGGGTTCGTCGCCCCATACTTCTTACGAAGATGTTTACGACGCATAATATCGACCCGTTCAGGGTTTGCTAATTTCCAAGCCTTGGCCGTTGCGCGGGCTTGCTCTTTATTACGGTGATACCATGCCCGAGAAGCGGCTCTACGTTTTTCACTAATCATCATTTCTCCTGAAAAGAAATTGGGGAGTGTTTCAGGCACTCCCCTCCAATAGGTTATAAAGCTATTGGCTCGAAAGTTAGCCCGCTGGTGCTGGGGCAGGTGCGGGCAATGCCGCGACTACGGTTGCATTAACAGCGTCAACAGCCGCCTGTGCGGCGTCTACGTCTGCCTGAGGAACGGTGTTCGCTTCCGCTGCTATCAAAGCTGCAACGTTGCTGGCTAGGGTAGCAATACTTGCTTTCAG